ATAGAGACTACACAGCTGTTCATGTTAAACATGGTACAAGAAAAGTTAAAGGCACATCATCATATGATGCAGCTAAAAATGCAGCAAAACAATTTGGTGCAAAAGACACTAAAGGTATTGATGTTCATCTTCACACTAAAGAACCACAAAGAATGATTGAAGAGACACCTGCAGAAAAATTGAATAGAACAAGAGAATCTAATCGCCAAAGAGCTAATAAAATTGTAACACAACAAAAGACACAAAGAGAATATCGAGGTGAACCTGTAAGAAAAAAACCAACTACAAACCAATGGGCAGATGCACTAGGTTCTGATTCAGTTTCAACGCCAGGTTCATTTAAGAATGAACAAGTAGCTGCACTTTTAAGACCTACTGTTAAACAAATCAAAGAAGGTTACTATAAAAATATAGATACAAACAGAAAAGAAGATGCTAGACTTGCTAATTCTAAACCTGCTCAGAAAAAAGAGTTACCTCCACATATTCAACAACTAATGAAACGTATTGGTAAGAAAAATATGCCAAATGGTAATTTTAAGACAAGAGATGTAACGCCAAAAGGATATGGACCAAATGAGGAAGTTCATCCAGAAACATATAAAGCTCAAAATGTTTATGATAATGCTCATACGGATGTCACTAAAAAAGGACACAGTGAGATTGAAGCACATAAACATGCTTCTGGTGTAATGAAGAAAAAACATCCAGGTTTTTCAGCAACAAGAGGTGAAGGTCAAGTTTATAAAGAATCAGAATCTTTAGAAGAAGTGTCTAAAAAAACATTAAAAAGTTATATACCAAAAGCTGCAAATTCATTAAGTCATAATGCTCAAGGTAGAGCTTTTAATATATCTGCAAATATGACCAAAGATAATAAAGATATGCAAAAACATTATGACCAAAGAATGACTGTAAGAATGAAAGGTATTCATAATGCAACTAAACAATTAACAAAAGAAGCAGATGATGGTATTGCACAGATGATAGATAAGACTAATCCGGGATATGCAAAGAAAGTAGCAAAAGTAAAGGCCAAGATTGAAAAAGATTACAAAACTAGTAATCCAGCATCAAGATATATGTCAAAAAGAAAAGACAGACTAAAGAGTATGGTAGTAAAAGAATCTTCAGCTTCCGACCGTATAGCTAAGAAATTAAATGATATGGCATCACACAAGAGGTTTATGGATGGGGAAACTAAAATTCCCGATTATTCACAAAGACCTAGAAACAAACCATATGATTTAAGTAAGAAAGTGAAAACGGTAAAAGAAGCTGCTAAGAAGGCAAAAGATAAACAAGTAAAGCCTGAAACATTTCAAGATGAACCTACTTTGAATAATAACATCAGTAAGAACGATAGTAACTAGACATAGTGTTGGCATAAATAGATTATAAAGTAAATTATTAAATAAAATAAAGAAACAACAAGGAGATACACATGGCTTTATGGGGAAACAAAGACAGTAAAACTGCAACCGGCACTATCGCAGTTACGACAGCAGGTGTTGTAACGGGAGTTACCACTGCTTTTTTAACAGAAACTAAACCAAACTTACCAATGGACGGAGGAAATTTCGGTTACATGGTAATTACAACAGCAGGAGTACCAGAATCATACTTGATTACGTCTGTTGCATCAAATACATCAATGACAGTTAAAGCTGGAATATCTGGCGGTTCAATGTCAGCTCACAGTGCAGGCACAGCCTATACTTTGAACGAGAAACCTAGTTATATTACAGGTGAATCATATACTTCTGCCGGCGGTGGTAATCCAAACGATGTATATGGTATAGACACAAACGAAGCAGAAGATAGTGGAGATGCAATTGTAGGTTTATCACAAGTCTTAAAAGGTGCAGGATATCTTACAAATGAAGCTCCTGTCGTAACAATCGCAGCACCATCAGCTAGAGTTGTTGCAACATCAGCAGTTACTACTGCTACTGATTTAATTACAATGACCGCTCATGGTTTGACAACTGGTACAGCATTGACTTACTTAGCAAATGGCGGCACAGCACTTGCGCCTCTAGTGAATGCTACAAACTATTTTGTTATTAACGTATCTGCAAATACTATTAAACTTGCAACATCACAAGCAAATGCTTATGCTGGCACTGTAATTACCCTATCAGGCACAGGTAACAACGCACAATCATTTGGTGGTTTGCAAGCAACAGCAGTTGCTCAATTCTCTGCCGGTTCATTGGTAGATGGTTCACTTGTAATGACAAACTTAGGTTCAGATTATACTTCAGTTCCAATTGTAACTATTGATAGTCCTCGTGCTACAATTGCTACATCTGCAGTTGCTACTGGTACTAGTATCATCACATTTACTGCTCATGGATTTACTGCTCAACAAGTAGTAGATTATCAAAATGGTGGCGGAGCAAGTGCTACTGGACTAGTTTCAGGTACAACATATTATGTTGCTCAAGCAAGTCTCGCAGCAAACACCTTCATGCTTAAAACAACTGTAGCTGCACCTAGTTTTGGTGGCACTGTTGCGGTGGGCGGAACTGCAGGCGTATTTACTTGTGGCGCTACTGATGTTTCAGTAGATGATACAGTTACAATTACTGGTACTGCAGGCGGTACAGGTAGTATCACTGGATATACCACTCCAAAATCATATACAGTTTCTGCTGTAACTGGTGGAGGCGCTACTACAAGAACAGGATTCACTTTAACTGAATTAGATGCCACTGCGGTAGTTTCAGTTGTTGGCACTTTGACTGGATTAACTTATGTAATTGAAGATACTCCTGTTGTTTCTGGTACAGGTAATAATGCTCAATACATTGATTTAACACTTGCTGCTGGAACAATTGTTGTTGCAACTGCAGAAGCAATCAGAGGTTCTGGTGCTGGTGGTTCTAATATCACTCACGCTGGTTGGGTTAGAGAAACTATTGGTACAGGCGGCCGTGCTGGTCGAGTCAACTATGAAACATTAGTTGCTATGGGAAGTATTTCTGGCGAAGCTACTCCGTAATAACATATGAACTTTAAACAATATTTGAGCCAGACTGTATCGACAGATTCTGGCCAAGCGATTGCAACACTTACTCCGAATGGACTCGGTGCATCTTCATTATCTAATCCAAAAGTTAGAGCGGACATAAACCTCCGCCTTTCTAGAGAATTAGTAGAAGTTCGTTCACCTTATTCGGGTATACAGACGGTTCGTAAAGTATTAAGTAGACATGCTTTAGATATACCTACGCTTTATGACCTCAATCCAGAAGAAGATGAATTAACTATTGAATTAAATCAATTTGGTAATGAATTATCAGTTGAAGAATATTCAATGTATATTCTATATTATCTAGCAGACGATGGCACATATGATTTTTATGCTGAAGCTATTGATAACGAATCTTTGGATGAAATTCTAGCAGATGAAGAAGATGAGGAAGAACTAGAACTAGAATAAACTGGAGTAATATGATTTTTGATAATTTAAACCATGACAGTATAATGATTTACGCAGTAAAAGCTTATGACAGACCGAATTGTGTCATGAGTGAGTTTAAAGATGATATGAAGAGATTCAATTATCTTAAAAGACTATTTAAACGATATAGGTCCTTTGGTGAAATAAAAGAACGGTTGATAATAAACCATTTGATAGTTCTTTGTAATGTTTTTGGTCCAATAGTAGCAACTAGATTGCTATTTTATAAAATGGTTCCCGAAGATTACTCAGCACTCAAAACATATTTAACATTTCTTAACCTAATGCCAATTAAAGTAATAGGTATCAGAGGTGTTGATATTATATCATCCAATATACCCATTGATTCACGAGTAGAAACAATTCTAAGAGAGACAATTTGATGGAAACAAAAACTAAAACTGTGCTAAAAAGAAATCCAGTTGCACAAGATATTTCTGAAGATGGCGTAGAACAACATAACACCGCAAGAAAGTTGCATCATAAAGCTTTCGTGAAAGCAATGAAATCTTATTCAACAAGTCCAAATCACAATCAAGCAATGAAAGACCAAACTACTCATGCAAAAACCATGAAAGATTTAGAAAAGAAACATGGTCTTAAATTAAATCAATTTGGTGGTGCTTATAAAACAAATGAAGATACCTCAACTTGGCATAGATATAGAAAAGAAGGTCTAGATGAGAAAACTCCTATATCTAAACCTCATTCAAACTCTGTGGGTGATAAACATAAGAATATTATTAATCAAAGAGCAAAGAAAAACCCAATGATGGATTACTTTTTAAATCCACATACTAAAGTAAAAGATGTTAAAATTAAAGAAGATGTTACCCATGACCCTAAACATGTAAAAATGGCTATCGGTATTACTGCTGACCCACGCCACGCTGGCGGAGATTATTCTGGCGCTCACAAAAAGATTGAAAAAATAGCTAAAGGATTAAGCAATCACCCACAAGTTGCAGATGCTTTAAGAAAACAGAATGAAGATGCCCCTGCTAATGCAGTAGGTGGTGGTGCCATTGCAGGAACCGGTGTCGGACCTGAAGGCGAACCAGGTGTAATGTTGCCTAGAAAGAAAGGCAAAAAGAATGCTCTTATGGGGTTTGCCTCATTTACTAGGAAAACTCCTGTATAATGGGTATTACTTCAGCAATAAAGATGATTGCTATTTTGATTATAGTATTAATACTTGCAGGCGGCCTCTGGCATGTCTCAAATTTAAAAGCTAACCTTGCAATCAGTGAAGCTAATAGTGCCAAGTTAGAAGAAGGCATTAAAGAACAACAATATTTGGTTGATAAAATGCAAGAAGATGTTGTAGCAATTCAAACAATCAACCAATCACTACAAGACCTTAATGTAGAGAACCAAAAAGAGATTAGAAAACTGACAGATAAATTTAATGTCAAAGCTAATGGGGACAAAAGAGATTTTGGTACACTTGCAGCTGTCAAACCAAAAGTAATAGAAAGATTGGTTAACCGTGGAACAAAAAATACAGTTAGATGTTTAGAGTTATTAACTGGTGCTCCACATACTGAAAAAGAACTTAACGCTAAATTAACAAGTGAGACTAACCGTGAATGTCCAGCAATTGCAAATCCTAATTTTATCCCTACTACTCCTTAGTTTACAGGGGTGTGCATCATTTAGTTTATTTGGTGATACTGATGTTAAACCAATTGAAATTAAATCTGTAGCTGTAGACAGAAATCCTCTCAATCTACCCAACCCTCCTCAATTAAATCCAAGAACACCTAAATGGTATGTTGTTACTCCAGATAATGCAGAAGAGGTTTTTGCAAAACTAAAAGATAAGAATATTGATTTAGTATTATTTGCATTGACTGATGATGGATATGAAGAGTTGTCTATAACGATGGCTGAAATAAGAAATTATATAAAGTCACAAAAAACAATTATTATTAAATATAAAGAATATTACGAACCTAAGCAAGATAAATAGATATTCACATAGGAGAAGTACATGAGAATTTTAAGACCGAAACCAACATTAGAAGTAAAAGAAGTAAAGAAAGCTCCAAAATTAAAAATAGTAGAAAAGAAAAAGAAAAAATAAATGAATAGATTAACATTTTACTTTATTTCAATTGTTATTATACTGATATGCCTCACCTCTATATCAGTTTTTTCTAAAGAGTTGAAAGGCGTTGAATATGACTACAAAATAACAAGAGTTATTGATGGCGATACTGTTGCATTTCAAGCTAACTTTCTACCTGCCCCATTACAACCAGAATTAAGTCTTCGTGTTTATGGTGTGGATACTCCAGAAAAAGGACATCGTGCAGAATGTCCATCAGAGGCCAAGAAGGGGCAAGAAGCTTCTGATTTCACAAAGGCTCTAGTTAATAACGCAACAACCACTAAAGTAGTTATAATGAAGTGGGATAAGTATGGAGGCCGAGTTATCGGTGATATTATACTAGATGGTGAGAGTTTAACAAAACAATTACTAGAACACGGTTACGCAAGAGAATATTATGGTAAAAAAAAGGAGAGTTGGTGTAAATGAAAAAATTAATTATAGTATTGGCACTGTTTGTATTACCTGGGTGTGCTATCTTAGATAGTTACAATATGGCAAAATTTGACAATAATGAATATTACATAATAAATCAAATTAGAACATCTTCGGCTTTAGGCGAAAAACATTGTGGCACTAAGTATGCAAAACCATTAGTTGACACCCTTTGGATTAAAGTGAATGAGTTTAATAATTACTCTACTTCAATTCCACACAATGAACAGACAATAAAAATGTCTGGTGCATTACTAGAGATTACAAAAGGTCTACATGTTAAGTATGAAGTTGACCCAAACGTAAGTAAAACCTATTGTACTATTAAATTTAATTTACTGAATAAAAATGCAATAACAATTCAGAATGTAGTTGGAGGAAAACCACGATGAGTCTTGATAAAATAACAGAAGGACTTCAAAGTCTAGAAGAACAGTTAGAAGAATTGCTTAAGTCAGACAACGAATCTGTTGTAGATTTAGTAGTAGAAACCCAAAACTTTAAAGAACTCTTTGAAGCAAAAGAAATATCTTTTGATGAATATAAAGAATTTCTAATTGATTTGGAAAACACAAAAGTAGTAGAAGCAGCAGCCGGTGAACTTGAGGTAAGAACTAAATTAAATGGACTAATATCTACATTAATATCTGTTGGGTCTCTAGTAGTTTAATTTAGGAGAAACCATGGTAGCAAAGAAACTCGAATCAACATCTAAGTATGCAAAGTATGATGCCAATAATGACGGCATAGTTAGTGATGAGGAATTTAAATTGGAAGAAAGACAAATACGATTAGAAAACGAAGACAAGAGAGAAGACGCTCAAAGGAACATGGCGTGGTTTGCTCTTGGAGGTATGTTATTATATCCATTTGCAGTTGTTCTAGCAGTAGCACTCGGTCTAGATGGAGCTGCTAAGATATTAGGAGATATGGCAGCCACATATTTTGTATCAGTTGCAGCTATTGTAGCGGCATTTTACGGAACACAAGCATATTCCAAAAAAACTAAGAATATAGATTCGTAATGTCAGATAAAGATATCAACGAATTAAAGATAGCTACCGAACTATTGAAGAAGGATGCTGAGCAGTGTGAATCATTATTCGATAGAACCACATTAACTCTAGATAAGATACAAGAGACTAACCAGAATATCGTTAAAATGATTTCTTTGCATGAGCAAAGACATGACCAACAAGAAAAAATATCAGATGGATTACATGACGATATTAGAGATATTCATTCAAGAGTTAGCACCACTACCAAAGAGATTTATAATAAGATAGACCAGATAGAAGGTCGCATTACAGATAAGTTAGACGAAATAAGAAATGATTTAATTAAACATAAGAAAGATGATAGAAATCCATTTGTAAAGTGGGCGGATATCGATAAAGCTAAATACTTTCTTATTGGTTTCTTCTTAGCGCTTGGTTTCCTTTTAGGCGAACTTGGAATATTTGACCTGTTTTAACTTGACTATTATAGCGGCACCTGTTATAATTACACTATGTCATTAGTAATCGATTCTAAATATACCAAGATGGTCTCTTATCGTTTGAGAAACTTCAAACAGAAGAACAACTATCTCTTTAATTTTTCTTGCCCTTTCTGTGGCGATTCACAAAAGAATAAATCTAAAGCTCGAGGTTATGTATACCAAAAAGCAAATAACTTGTTTTATAGGTGTCATAATTGTGGTTCAGGCACAACTGTCGGTAATCTTATTAAGTCTATTGACGAAACCCTACACAAAGAATATATACTAGAGAGATATAAAGCTGGTGAAATTGGCAATTCAAATTATAAGAAGCCTGAATTTGAGATACCCCCACCTAGATTTGATAAGATTCAAAAACAAAAATCATTTGACAATGCGGAATGGTGTAACCAACTATCCGCAGAACATTGGTGTGTTAAGTATTTAAAAGGTAGAAAGATTCCAGAAAAGTTTTGGTCTCAATTACTATTTGCACCAAAGTATAAACAGTTTATTGATGTCCTTATACCTAATCACGACAAACTATTAGTTGATGATGCTAGATTGGTAATTCCTTTCTATGATGAGTATAATAATTTGATTGCTGTGTCGGGTCGTGCATTAGAATCCAATGACAAACTCATTCGTTACGTTACAATGAGAGTAGTGGAGAGTGATAAGAAGTTAGCTTTTGGTTTAGATAGAATTGATTTATCAAAAACAGTAAAGATTGTAGAAGGACCACTAGATAGTCTATTCTTAGACAATTGTTTGGCATCTGGCGATGCTAATTTATATTTAACATCTAAAAGTGTCGAATGTGCTAGTAAGGTGCTCATTTTTGATAATGAACCGAGAAACAAAGAAATAGTGAAGATGATGAAAGTTGCAGTAAGTTCGCAACAGAATGTCGTAATATGGCCCAAAACGCTTCACGGCAAGAAAGATATTAATGACATGATTGTGTCTGGTTTGACCATAAGTGAGATAGAAAATATTATAAGTACTAATACCTTTTCAGGTTTGGAAGCAGAAACAAATTTAGTATACTGGAAGAAAGTCTAGTATCAAGTTAATAATAAATTGTGTGTTGTAATCTAACACTGATTGGCTAGTCGCCATTATCATGCTAACACCAAAAAGGCTCATGTTTGTAAAGTTATTCCCCAGTGTTTTTTATTTTTAGATTTTATTTGGAGTATATGAATGGACAACATTGTTCATGGTATTAAAGTTGATTTTACAAAAGATTCCCTATTTGACCAATTAGGTCTCAAGAGATTAAAAGAAAGTTATATGAAAGAGGATGAAGATAGTCCTCAAGAACGATTCGCATATGTATCGAGTGTATTTGGTTCGAATAAAGAACATGCACAAAGATTGTATGATTATGCAAGTCAACATTGGTTATCATATTCAACTCCTATCCTATCATATGGTCGGTCTAAGCGTGGCTTACCGATATCATGTTTTCTACCGTATCTAGATGATTCATCAGAAGGTTTAATCTCAACACTCTCAGAAGTAAACTCCTTGTCTATGTTAGGTGGAGGTGTCGGCATTGGTGTTGGTATTCGTTCATCAGATGATAAGTCTGTTGGTGTAATGCCTCACTTACGAACATATGATGCATCCTCATTGGCATACCGTCAAGGACGAACAAGGAGAGGTTCCTATGCAGCGTACCTAGATATATCTCATCCTGATATCATGATGTTTCTAGAAATGCGAAGACCTACTGGTGACCAGAACATGAGATGTCTGAATCTACATCATGGCATCAATATCACAAATGACTTCATGCAGATTATTGAAAGAAGTATGATTGAAGGCGATGCAGACGATTCATGGCAATTAAAAGACCCAAACAGTGGTCTGATTAAAGAAGTGGTTTCAGCTAAAGACTTATGGCAAAGAATTTTAGAAATTCGTATGCAAACAGGTGAACCATATTTACATTTCATTGACATTTCTAATGATAAGATGCCACAGTTTCAAAAAGATTTAGGTTTATCTATTAAACAATCGAATCTATGTTCAGAGATTATTCTACCAACAGATGAAAATCGAACAGCTGTGTGTTGTTTGTCTTCTGTAAATTTAGAATATTATGATGCATGGAAAAAGAATGATTTATTCTTAAAAGATATTGCTGAGATGTTAGATAATGTATTACAATATTTTATTGAAAATGCACCAGAATCTGTTGCAAGAGCATCTTACTCAGCCTCACGTGAGAGAAGTATTGGTGTTGGTGCATTAGGTTGGCATGCTCATCTTCAAAAGAAGAATATTCCATGGGAATCAGCATTAGCTGTTAGTAAGAACAAACAAATATTTAAACACATAAGAACTTCTTTAGATGTAGCTAATCAAGAGCTTGGCGAAGCGAGAGGTGAAGCTCCAGATGCAGAAGGTTCAGGTCAAAGATTCTCACATCTTATGGCTGTGGCTCCAAATGCCTCATCATCTATTATCATGGGTAATACTTCTCCAAGTATAGAACCATATCGTGCTAATGCTTATAGACAAGATACATTGTCTGGTTCACATTTACATAAGAATAAATTTTTAGATAAAATAATAAAAGATAAATGTAAATTAGATAGTAAAATGGACTATGATGAGATTTGGTCATCAATCATTGCTAATGACGGCAGTGTACAACATTTGGATAAGTTATCAGATTGGGAAAGAGATATATTTAAAACATCAATGGAAATTGACCAACGATGGTTGATTCAACATGCAGTAGATAGACAAGAATGGATTGACCAAGCACAATCATTAAATGTATTTTTCAGACCAGATGCTAACATTAAATATGTACACGCAATACATTATATGGCATGGAAAGGTGGACTTAAAACGATGTACTATTGTCGTTCAGAGAAAATTGGTAAGGCTGATAAGGTCGCAAAGAAAATTGAAAGACAGGTAATTCAAGAGTTAGACTTAACAAAAATGGCAGAAGACGATGGCATTTGTATCGCCTGCGAATAGGATAATAATGAAAAAGATATTGAGATTTACAGCCTCTTGGTGCCAACCATGTAAAGGTTTAGAAATGAATTTGAATTCAGCTAAGATTGATATTCCTATAGAGGTTATTGATATTGATGAAGATGAAGATTTAGCAACACAATGGCAAGTTCGTTCTGTACCAACTCTATTAATGTTAGATGGTGAAACGGAAGTAAAAAGAAGTATTGGGGTTTTATCAACTAAACAATTAGAGGAATGGGCAATATAATGAGTATACAACAATCAATTATAATTGCCTCTATTATTTTAGGCCTCAGTCACATTATGAATGGGTATTTAATAGACTTTGACACAATACAGAAATGCACAGAACCAGGTACTACATGTAATCTATATGTAGAGTCTGGACGTACGATATAAACAGGGATTATATCAACTAAACAATTATAGGAAAAGGTAAAACATATGGCAGCAAGTGAGAATAAAAAACCAAATTTAATGGAAGAAAGAAACACCTTCAAACCCTTCAATTATCCTTTTGCTTATAATGCCTGGTTAAAACATGAACAAAGTCATTGGTTACATACAGAAGTTCCAATGGCAGAAGATGTAAAAGATTGGCAACGAGTATTAACTCAACCACAAAAACATTTTCTTACAAACATATTTAGATTCTTTACTCAAGGTGATATAGACGTTGCTGGTGGATATGTGAATAACTATTTACCATATTTTCCACAACCAGAAGTTCGAATGATGTTAATGGGATTTGCCGCTCGTGAAGCACTTCATATTGCAGCTTACTCACATCTAATTGAAACTCTAGGAATGCCTGAGTCAACTTATGGTGAATTTCTAGAATATGAAGCAATGAAAAATAAACACGATTATGTAAAAGATATTAGTAATCGTAATGGCGATAAACAATCTACAGCTACACATATTGCAGTTTTCTCCGCATTTACTGAAGGTATGCAATTGTTCTCATCATTTATTATGTTACTAAACTTCCCTCGCCACGGTATGATGAAAGGTATGGGTCAGATTATAACATGGTCTATTGTTGATGAAACAATACACACCGAATCAATGATTAAGTTATTCAGAACATATATAGAGGAGAACAAAGAGATTTGGAACGACACACTTAAATCTCGAATCTATTCAATTGCAGAAAAGATGGTTGAGTTAGAAGATAAATTTATTGATTTATCATTTGAAATGGGCGATATGCCCGATTTAACCGCAGCTCAAGTTAAACAGTACATTCGTTATATTTGTGACAGAAGGTTGATATCATTAGGACTTCGAGGTGTGTATAAAGTTAAAAAGAATCCATTGCCTTGGGTTGAAGAGATGATTAATGCTCCTACACACACTAATTTCTTCGAGAATCGTGCAACGGATTATGCTAAAGGCGCTTTGACTGGTTCGTGGGAAGATGTATGGGGAAATCCCGAGGATAAGAAAAATGAGAAAGTTGCAACCTAGAGTAGTTGAACAAAAAATAGCTTATAGCTATAAACAAAAAGGAAAAACTATTATGTTAGATTTAAATGTTATAAAGGCGTGGCTTCTTGCTCGCTGGGCTGAAAGAACTTCATGGGACGGAATTGCTTTGATTGTACTTGGCACTCTTGCTCTAATGTCACATGCATTAGTATCAGTAGCAGCAGTTGGTGCTATTGTATATGGTGCTTGGACATTATATACAAAAGAACAAGCAAAGAAATAAAAATGATAACCATTGAACAGTCCGCTATTGACAAGATTGTAGACCTATATGCGGAAGAATCAGATTCCGAAATAAAAGGTCTCAGAATGTATGTAGAAGGTGGCGGATGCTCAGGGTTTAAATATGGATTTACATGGGAAAATACCATATCTGATAGTGATTTTGCATTAGACCTAGAAGGCACGGAACTAAAAGTTATTGTCGATGCACACTCTAACCAATATCTAGAAGGTTCAACTGTTGCTTACAATAAAACTCTAACGGCAGAACAATTTCAAATATCAAATCCATCTACTTCATCGTCCTGTGGATGCGGAAGTAGTTTTGCAGTATAAAGGAGAATGCCATGGCTTATTCAGCAGCCGTATTAGACCATTATGAGAATCCTAGAAACGTAGGCTCATTTGATAAAAATGACCCGACAGTAGGAACTGGTATGGTTGGAGCCCCCGCTTGCGGAGATGTAATGAAGTTACAAATTAAAATTAATGAAGAAACTGGAATTATTGAAGATGCTAAGTTCAAAACTTATGGATGTGGTTCAGCTATAGCTTCAAGTAGTCTTGTTACAACTTGGCTCAAAGGTAAGTCAGTCGAGCAAGCACAAGAAATTAAAAATATGGATATAGTAGAAGAATTAGCTTTACCTCCAGTAAAAATACATTGTTCAGTTTTAGCTGAAGATGCTATTAAAAGTGCATTAGCTGATTATAAGAGTAAACAAAAAAACCGCATAAAAATTTGAATTGACGAAAATGGAGAAATAAAATGAAAGTGTTATGTATATTATATGATGACCCTAAAGGCGGAATGCCTGAGAGTTATCCATTAAGCAATTTACCTAAAATAGACAAATATCCTGATGGCATGACATTGCCAAATCCTCAAGGACGAGATTTTAAACCTGGTGAATTATTAGGTTGTGTATCTGGTGAGTTAGGTCTTAGAAAGTTTTTAGAAGATGCTGGTCATACATTAGTCGTTACGTCTGACAAAGATGGCAAAGGATGTACGGCAGATAAAGAATTAGTTGATGCAGATATTGTTATATCTCAACCATTTTGGCCATATTATGTAACAAGAGAATTGATGGAAACTGCCCCGAATTTAAAGATGGCGATTACTGCCGGCATTGGTTCAGACCATGTTGACTTACAAGCCGCCATGGACCATAACATTGATGTTGTTGAAGTAACTTATTGTAACTCAAGGTCTGTTGCTGAACATATCATTATGCAGATTCTAGTTTTAGTAAGAGATTTTACTACTCAACATAAGATTGTTAATGATGGCGGTTGGCATATTGCTGATGCTGTTTCTAGGTCTTATGATGTAGAGGGTATGAATGTTGGTACAATTGCGGCTGGTCGTATTGGTCTAGATGTATTAAGAAAGATGGAGGCATTTGATGTACATCTCCATTACTTTGATAAACATAGATTAAGTATAGAACAAGAACAAAAGTTAAATCTTACATATCACGATTCAGTCGAATCAATGGTTGCAGTTTGTGATGTGATTAACATTAGTTGTCCTTTACATCCTGAAACTGAACATCTGTTTGATGATGAGATGATTGCTAAATGTAAAAAAGGTGCTTATATAATTAATACTGCAAGAGGAAAGATTTGTGATAAAGATGCAATTGCTAGAGGTCTAGAATCAGGACATCTAAGTGGTTATGCTGGTGATGTATGGTTCCCACAACCTGCACCTAATGACCATGTTTGGAGGACAATGCCAAATCATGCAATGACTCCTCATACATCTGGAACATCTCTATCTGCTCAGACTCGATATGCAGACGGAGTTAGAGAGATATTAGAGTGTGTATTCAATGAGGTTGATATCAGAGATGAATATCTAATCGTTCAGAACGGAGAATTAGCTGGTGTTGGTGCTCACTCTTACACTAAAGGAACTTCAACAGGCGGCTCAGAAGAAGCGGCAGAGTTCAAAAAGTAAATGATATCTTTAACTGATATAGCGGCAGAGAAAGCTAGCAATGCAATTACAGGTAGAGAAAATACTGTAGGACTCCGTATTGGTGTAAAAACTACTGGGTGCTCAGGTATGGCATATGTATTAGAGTTTGTTGACAATATATTACCAGAAGACAATACTTACACTGACAAGGGTGTTACTCTAATAATAGATAAAAAAGATTTAACCTATCTAGATGGTTTACAACTAGATTATCAGAAAAAGGGATTAAACCAAGGATTTGAGTTCATCAACCCAAATGAATCAGCAAGATGTGGGTGTGGGGAATCATTTACCGTTTAATATAGAGCATATCCTTTTAATCTATTAGGGTTAACACAAGGATAATGTATGATAATAAATAAATTTGATTATAAAGGAAATAAAACTTGAGAACATTAGACCACACCTGTAGTAGTTGTCAATCTGAATTTGTAGTAAGTTATAGTATAGAGACAGCAGATGATGAACCTACTTATTGCCCATTCTGTGGTGAATACCTGGCATTGAAACCCATAAATAAAAATGATGCACCATATAATCCTAACGTAACTTATTAGAAAGGATGAATCTATATTGAATTGGACATTTAGAGGTAAAGAATTTACCGAAGAACATGTCGGTGAGTATTTTGGAATAGTTTACTTAATCACCAATCTACAGAATAATAGAAAATATGTAGGTAAGAAGTTTTTTACCAAAGCTTCCCGGAAGCAAGTAAGGGGTAAAAAGAAAAAAATCAGAGTGAAGTCTGATTGGGAAGAATATTGGGGTTCAAATAAAGTAATCAAAGAAGATGTACAGAAGGCTGGCAAGAAACATTTTACGAGAGAAATACTACATCTATGCAAGACTCGTTCAGAATTATCTTATTTCGAGACGTACGAGATATTTACACGAGATGCTTTAGTTACACACGAATACTATAATGATTGGGTCACTTGTCGAATAAGGAAAGATAATCTTATATCAAAACCGGACACCATTACTTATAATAACTCATCACCTAAATCCAATGGTTATAGTCAAAGATTACCAAGAAAGTAACATGTTTGCCCAACTCATACTAGATATAGTGTTATAATGAATGATGATATCAAGAGAGATATTGAACTCTCATTGAAAACATTTAAACCGATAATACGACAATATTGGTGGATTAAGTTTTCTAACTATAAAGGCAATATACTTATTTTTATTGGGTCTATATTATCAGGCCAAGTAGTCACAAAATACTTTAAAGATGAAGATTTAGCTGTTGACTATGTCAATTGGATTTTACATCAAGACCCCTCCACACACGGCATCGATATAGAAAGTTTGCCACAAAAACACTCCAAATAAAGCTCGAAAGTGCTTGACATTTACTCAAAATAGTGATATACTCCTGTATGAAGATGTCGAATTAGGCATCAATTTTATTTATATTATGGAGTTACACTATGAGCACAGCATTAAAACTTACAGAATTATCACAACCAGTTGCATTTAATGGCCAAAAAGCTAAAGATTTTATGAAAAATAATCCAGAATTATTTCAATCTAAAAGACAAGGGCCGCTAAATTGGGACGACCTTAAAGTAAAAGGTGATTTTATATTATTTCCTATATCACTGTTAAAGGCAAAGGGCGAAAAAGCAAAATTATGGAGACCTGCAGCTCCAGTATCAAAGAAAATGAAGCTTAGTGTTAAGTTTAACGAAGACTCAAATCTTTTTGTAATTCAACACAACGGAAATAAATAATCTTTTATGAAAAATGTATGTGCAAATTATGGTTGTAATTCTAAGCGCCACGATAATGGTAATGGAAAACTTAGGCCTTTATGTGGAACATGTCATTTAGGTAAAATAAGAAAGAATATAAAACCTATTAAAACAGGAATATGTTCAAATCAAAACGGAAGATTAGGACATTTGTGTCCAACAGATTATAGTGAAGGGTCAATAGCTATAGGACTTACAGAACTTGACCATATAGATGGTAATTGTATGAATAATAGTCCAAATAATATACAGGAGTTATGTAGACCTTGCCATATAGCAAAAAGCAAAAAGAATGGCGATTTTAGTAGACAAGTTCATATAAAGAGTAGTGATATACCACCAACAATAGTAAATCCTAGTCCTGCTCAATTGAAGGCTCTAGGTTTTTCTCTATGATATCAAATCAATCAACATTTGCATTTTGGGTTAAGTGGTTATCTACGATAGCTGCCTGCGGTTGTGCATTAGCATCTGCATTAGAAATGTTCCCACTAAATGTCTGGTTAGGTACTATAGCAGGTATCGGATGGGTTTACATCGGAAGTCTCTGGCGTGAACCAAGCGTTATCATAATAAATGTAATGATGGCGGTATTATATGGATATGGTGTAGTGAGAACTTTCCTTTGATAACTTTAGGTGAAGACCAAATATCAGATGAAGAAGCTCAAGGGATAATAGAGGATATGGACAGATTGTTCGGTCCTTTACCCAATCCTATACATGAACCTAAAAGAAGTAATAGTTTTTTAAAAAGGTATCGATATCATTTGATTCAGACAAAACAAAAGATACCTGGGATAGAATAAGGTATAAATAATAATTGCTCACAAGGCATTTATTTTTTAATTTAATCTCAAAAGGAATAGTAAAATGACAGATACACAGCGACAAGATGACTGGGATAGTGATGAAAATCATCAGCAAAATCTCGACCAGCAACAACAAGAAGCTGAGATGTTAGCAACAAAAGAAACTAAAGAAAAAAACAGAAGAATGTTTGACGCTTTATCTGATTGTGATTAATTAAAATTTATATTATGGAGTTATATTATGGATTATGTTCTACTTTATGCATTTATGTTTTTCTACGATACAGTAGAAGAGCATTATCAAGCAACTGCACCGGCAACTGAAATAAGCCTGGTCGCACCCTCAGATTACCAACCAAAACATATAGCACTTCTCAATAATGAATAAGCGCCAGTTCATTAACTGTATTAATAATCAGCTAATACAATGTCGAGATTCATTAGATATGTTTTACATACATCTATTTTATTCGAACAAAAGATTGCCTCTATTACTAGTGGTTTTTGTTATAATACTATCTATACTATGGACATTGATAAGTGATTTCCATAAAGACCATCAACATGGTTATGTAGAAATTATGACAGAAGAAATAATAGTTGAACCAAGTTTTACTGATAAGGTTGTAGATGGTATCGTAAACCTTAATAGTCCTGATACAATCGAAGTACAAGTTGATGAATTTATGTCAGCTGTTACTCCAATAGAGCCTGATTCAGAATGATTGGCGATTGGCAAGTTACAGAAGTGATTGATAAAATTAAGGCAATGCAATACTACGATATAGAAGTGAGTATTGAGAAACCATTTAACTTACCAAAGAACATGCCATTTAAATTAGAAATGAAAGATGGTGAGGCGATATTTAAAGTATTGGCATTAAGCGAACATGATGCATATGAAAAGATATTCACATGGCTCAACGACTCTCCTGATTGGGAGAAAGGTTGGTCTGATGATAATGAGGGTGGAAACCCATATGGTGAAGATATTCAATGATACCTCAAAAGCCTAAACCTTGGACTAGAAGAGCAATAGAATTGTTTAGTGATAATTTGCCATTTGGACACAAGGTAGAGAAAGACAAAACAAAATATAATAGAAAGATTAAACATTCGAAATCAAACAAGGAGTTAGATGATGCCAGCGATTAGTGATGCAGATAAAAAAGAAATATCAGGTGCAATGCAAGAGTTAAGCAATTGTATGCTACGAACCGGAGCTGAGAAAGATTTGATGAAAGAGATTGTGTCTAATCTCCATGAAAAATTTGAGATACCTAAAAAGGTTATTTCTAAGATGGCGAAAGTATACCACAATCAAAACTTAGCAGAAGAAGTTTCAACTCATGATGAGTTTGTAATATTATATCATCGTATAACAGGCGAGGGATAATGAAAAAGGGCAACGCCCCACAAAAATGTGGTAAATGCGGCAAGAAAAACTTGCTTGAAGGTAATTACATTGAGATTGAAAAACACCCAAGACGTATTGGAAAGTATAAGATTTATGAAATTATAGTCTTATGTGAAGAATGTGCAAGTTTGGGAACATGATAGGAGAATTAAATTATGATGAATCCATTTGATAAAGGCGACCAAGATGGTGCAATATGGGAATATCTAGATGACCTAGATTTTTACGCTGGGCATCCAGAAGAAGGTTGGAGTTCTAAGAAGAAAATGTATGAGATATTATTTCATATTCAAACTTCAATGAAATCTCTCACAAAATTTAAAGACGAGGACGAATGGGTCAAGGCCCGTTTAGAAACGATAGAAGCTGATATAGTTAAACGCAAGTCCAAGTAATGGATATTAAATGGATTTCAACTGGCTTATTAGTAACAGGTGCAACAGCATTAGCCTTACAATTGCCCTACTATAAGTATTGTTTTCCAATGTTCATATGTGCTCATATTATATTAGCATATCAATTTGGAGTAAAACATAAGAACTTACCCTTATTCATGCAGAATTGTTATTTCATTGGACTGAATTCAATTGGATGTTATGTTTGGTTATTTACAGCTGAGACCGTTCTTGGATGAAGAAATACATTCCCGAGATTTTAAATGAAATAAATAGTGATACATCTAAAATAAAAGATTACGAAGAGAAGAAACCAATACTCAATCTTTTATTTAAGTATGCGTTTGACCCAGAATATAAGTTTTTGTTGCCAGAAGGCGACCCACCATTTGAACCAAATCCCGATAACATTGGACTGAATGGTCTATTAACTGCAGAGATAAAAAAGCTCTATGTCTACACAAAAGATAATCCAAATATGGAACCTTTTAGACGTGAGATGCATTTTGTTGATTTACTAAAAGATATACATGTAGATGAAGTAAAAGTTTTACTGGCAGTTAAGAACCAAAATTTGGGTAAATTATATCCAAAGATAACAGAACAATTTCTAAAAGAATCGGGATTCTATGCACACCAAGATTAGAGATATTATCAATAGCAAGATGAACTTATTGGAACAATATGTAGATGAGAATTTACATATCAGTTCGCCATCTAAAGTTGCCGTCCTCATCACAGAAATCCACCAATATTACACACAACTTGAAATTGAAGACCGACAATATGTCGATGTCATAGATGATATGATTAATCGAGGCCAAGGTCATAGGAACATCTTACATTAACTATATGAGACCATACAATGCCAAAGATAAAAGTAGACTATAAACAGTATATGAGATTTCATAAAATAATAGATAGTATGGTGGTTGACATGAGAACCCATTTAAATGCAGTAACAGATGTTGAACTAAGAAAGAAGTTAAATTATATATTACAAGACTATCGAAATAGAATTTATAAATTGGAGCTAGATGATGTTACGGAAACTGTTAAGAAAAGTACTTGAAACTGTGGTTGATATTGCAGCTTATAGTTCAATAGTAATTGTTATTGTAGGCGTATTCCCATTTATGGTCATTGGCATGTTTGCATATAAAACATTTGCATTTGTGTATAATCTAAAATGCCTAAAGTAAGACCAACCGACAGATATAAAAAGAAAGAATGTCCTACATGTGAAGAAACACATCGTAAGAAAGGTCCTTATTGTTCACTAGAATGTTCTTACAAGAAAGTACAAGTAATGCCACAAGAAGGTAAGGACAAAATCTCAGCATCGATGCGTGAACAACACAAACAACCAGACCGAATCGCCCATGCTAGACTCCTACAGCAAGGCATTGCCGTTAAGGCAGAAGACTTTGCTATAGAAATTCCAGATATTCCTGATTTAAGTGAATATGAAGGCTACCTAAAAGGTGAAGACTGGTAGTTTAGTGGGTAAGTATGTAACAGTATGTAAAGATTAATACTAACACTGCTACTAGATTAATAATCCAGAAGTTTCTCAACCATCCATCCATTTATTCATGTCCATGAAGGCCATGAATATCAATATCATTCCTGATAACATCAACCAACCATTTGTTGGGTTATCTGCAAATGCACCGGCTATACATAACAATCCGATTAGCATTGTAATTTTATTACGCATTTTTTCCATAATTAT